GTAGAACCATCTACTTTATACTCCATTACCAGCTGGAGTCATATTCCAAGTGTGGAATGTATCGCCTCAAGAACTTGCTTTCGTCCTCTTAGCTTTCATTTGGGCAGCACGTTGCAAAGATTTCTTTGAGCTTCCAGGTTTAAGCCTTTGCTTGCCTTTCTGGACTGGAACTCTTTCTTTACTGCTGGTCGCCTGGTTTAAGTTACCAAACGTTGGCCAGCGATTACGCTCGACTTTGATGATGTGGTCTTGCGTGAAAGTAACGCTGTCGTTGGTGGTTTCCGAGATGAAATCACCCCTTAGTACTACTGTACCTTCAACCTCCGGAATTTCAGTTTCTCGGTGCAAAAATGGCGGTGCCATTAATTTCTCAAGGGTGTCTGCTTCTTCCAAGAATTTATAAAAGCGTCCAATATAAAAATCAGGTAATGAATCATTGACGGCTTGCGTCATCCAATCGGCAGTTGCGTTTGGATATTGTACTTCTTCATCCCATCTTGCATTCCATGTTTCGGAATAATTGTGAAACTCTTTCTTGTGTTTTATGTAAAACCTTTCCACAGCGGTGACATATTCTCCAAGGATTGGAGTGTTTTTGTCTGTCAACCAGTATGCGTGTGCTTTATCTAAGCACTTATCACCATTAGTAATGCCTGGACGCAGTGCCACTGTTACGTGAAACTTGCCCAGAGCTCTTTTAACATTGCTCATGGAATTGGTGTCTCCCCACCACACATCCGGTCCATATTGTCTATTCAAAAACACAATACCCAACTCTCCTTGCTTAATCACTTCAATGGTCAATTTTTGGCCGCATTGCTTGGCGACTCTGACATAAGTGTTGGCGTCAATGTTGGCCGTTAAGCCATCATCTCCACCATAAATTCCCAGCTCCTTGTAAGCCTCTCGTGGACTTAATTGCTTCCCGTTACGCACTGTCTTTCTTTTAGTTACGTACGCGACAAATGCATTTAACAGGGTATTAAAAAGGCCTGTTTCGTAAGACCCCGAACCCCGTGCTAATTTTAAACTGTATGATATCAAATCCTTAGTCAAAGGATCTTCCATTTCTACACTTATATTATAGTGGGCTCTCATCACTGTTAGCATCTCTGGAACTACTTCTTTTACGAAGGCGGCAACCATGAAGGTTTCCTCCAAGTAACGGGCCGGCTCGTTAACGTTGCCGTCCATTCTAGAAAAGTCCGAATTTGCTGCATTCCTCGCTCCATCTAATACCTCGGTTACTCGAACGGCTATTTCGGTGGGGGTCATTCCAAAAGCGTACCATGGCTCTTTCTTCAAGATTTCCATAGCAGATAAAATATATACTGCATAAGAAAGCTTTCTAACTTTGTCAAAATTTACTATTCCTCTTGGGGCTGACATTTTAGCATAAGCTTCCTTCTTCAAAAATGCGACTACTTTGCTTTTCCAGGAATCCAAATACATTGCTTCATGAAAATCATTAACTTGCTGTGGTTTCTTTGCAGCGGACAACAAATCATCGATGTCCAAAGGATGGAAAGTTTTCTTTCGATCCCCAAGTAATTGATTAACAAAATCAGACGCGTGTTTGGCTAATCCTGTAGTCATTGGGGTGGAGTGTTGTTGATTCTTCACCCGGCTAATAATCATCTCTTTTTGGTTACCCACACATACATCCGGAACGAAGGCTTCATCAAGCAATGGGGGCATAAATGCCACCATAGAAGCTCTGGCTTCTGGTTGATACCCTTCGCTATGTACGTATTGGTAGTTTTGTACAGCATTTTCTATAACTGGACAGACCAGGGGAGCTACGGTATGAGTACTCTTAAGATGATACTCATAAATCACTGCGGCAGCGCAATGATCCTTAACTCTCTTCGTTACCTGGGCCATGGTGAGTCCATTTTTGGCAGTGTTGCAAATTGATTCAAAATAAGCATCGTCTGAAGCTGAAGTCTCAGCTGCGATGTATTGACCAACCTTGCCGGTTAAAACGGTTCTCCCATTCACAGTCATTTTCGCCATTCTCAAAAATCCCTCCTTTGTTGCTAGGCGCAACTTATCCAAAGCTCCACTCTCAAGATAAAGAGCGTAAAGGGACCCGATAGCTCCCCAACTCATAATAGGTGTAAACAAAATCAACTGGTGATCAGTGCCACAAGTACGTTTGTCAACATTATAAGCTACAGTTTTGGGCCAGAAGCCATAACGGGTCCATCTCCACTTGACAATTTTGACGGTGTCCAAAGCGTAATTCCAAACAGTGTGTTGGTACCTTCCGCCTCCAGACACATCATACAATACCTCGTCTTTCGCATTAAAGGTGTAAGAAAAATCACCAGTATCTTTTGCGACACTTTCAGGCTGGAAAGTGTAAATTAACAAGGGGTTTGTATGATTGACCAAGAACCTTGGGATATCGATATACTGATCGACATCAACCATCGCAATCACATCATCCAACTCCACCTTAAAGGTGGCCGGCTGGGCGGTCAAGTCTTTGACCCAAAGATATGAGCGAGATCCTACATTGCCATTTCTCTCATCCGATCGTGATCTCTGATAATAAATCACCTCTCTCCCTAACATATCACCAAATCGTTTAATGAATGCTGAGCCAGTTGAGCGTTCAGCTGCCGCCACACCGTGTGTGTGGTTTAAAGTTGGCTTCATCTTCACGATTTCCGTTCGGGTAAAATTTACCCTTAAGTGCTCCGCTTTGTAGCGGTCTCTCATCCCTAGTTTGTTTAACATTTTAGTCCTCCAAGACGGATGTTTCAATGTAAGGCCAACCCCCGTGGCACCACCGGTTAGGG